GGAGCGTCTGATAAGTGCCGTCGTCCTCGTAAGACTGATAAAGGGTCAAGCGCAGCAACCACTTTACGGCGCCCGGATAATCCTCGACTCCGCAGAATGTGGTGGCCGTCTCCACGGTCACGTCGGGTGAAAGCTCCAAATGGTTTGTTAGACATTTGAGGTCGACGCCATCAATCTCGATCTCGCAATCGTCCAACATAAGCGCATTGGCCATCGGTCATTACCTTTCTTTCTTAGGCGTGCATTTCCAGCAGTAGTTCGGCGGTTAGGTACTCGGCGCCCGCCACGTTCATCTGGCCGAAAGCTCGATAGTTGACAACGGCCAAGCTCTGCGCTAGGCCCTGCACCTTTCGATCCCGCAAAACGGCCTCGCGCAGCACGGTAAGCAAATCGAACAGAAGCTCTATGGCCTGCAGCCCCGTCGCCACCAGGAGAGCAAGCTGCACCCGGTCAATGGTCGGAGCGATAATGCTGGGCTCTATCATCTCGGGGAACTTGACGATTACCGCGGGCGGATTGAACGACATCGGCGGTACCGCGAACACCGACACCGGCTGAGCGAAATCGGCCAAGCCCAGCTTGACTATTTCGCCTAATGCGTTGGCTGTCTGCATCCCTTTGTAACTCATCCCAGCACCACCGCCATATATCGGGTTAATAGGGCATCCACGTCGGGGTCATTACGGCCCACTCTCACCACGCCCACGTCGCCCCAGCCGATAGTGCCATCGAGAGAGTCTCGACGCCGGTAGAAGCGAGCGGCCGCGAAGAGCGTTGCCTCATAAAGCCCATCGGGGATCAGGAATCCGCCAGCATCGGCCAGTATGTATTTCGAATCAACCCGACCCGTTACGTAGTCGATAGCGGCCAAACGAGCCTTGTCTATCAACGGATCTTCGGCAGGTCCGGGCTCTAAGCGCAGCATTTGCCGCACTTCGTCAAGGGTGGGCCAGGTAGCCATTACAAGGCCACGATGGCGGTAGCGCCCGGTCGATTAAACTCGGTGGTCGATTCGACGCAAGTAATAACGTCGCCCCCAGATCCAGGGCCCGCGATAGATCGAGCTTGCGCCGTGAGGTTAATAGTGGACACCTGAGTCAGGGTGAATACGGTCGGCCCGAGATGAACCGAAACCGGACCGATAGCCGGGTGCAAAGTGGCCATGGCCCCCCGAGAACCAGAAAAGGGACTACCGGAGGGCGTGGAGGTAAAGCGAATATCCACCTGATACGGAGCATTGACGGCAGAGAGCCTAAATGAGGCGGTGGCTGACATAGCGTGCACGCCGATGGGCAGATTCGCTATGGAAGCCAGAGTGACCTCCACCCCGTTAATGGGCACGTCGATATCGGTGGAGCGCTCGAAAACGTAGGTCTGGCCCCGAGCCTCTAGGGCGGCTACCCGGCCTTCAAGGTTGACAATCATCGTACGCAGCGCATCGTAAAGCGCTTGATCCTGAGCGTCCACATAGCCTTTATTGGCGGCGGTTGCTTGCGGACTAGCGAGGACCGTATCGGGGATTAGCAGCGCGCCGCTCATGGTGTCGCCCGACTTTTGCACCACTAGGCCCGCCAGCGTATTGGTGAGGCCGTCCGCATAGCCCTTTGTCGCCGCGCTAAGGTTATTGCTTCCGCCCGTCGTGGCCGGGATTAGCAGCGGCCCGGTCATGCTGTCGCCCGCTTTTTGCACCGATTGGGCAACAATAGCGACGGCCGTATCGTCCACATACGTTTTGGTGGCCGCTTGCAAAGGCGCAAATACCGGAATGCTGGCGAGATTTAGCTGGCCACTCATTACCCCGCCTGACAGCAATAGCCGTTGAGCGTCCGCCGCGTCCACATAGGCTTTATCAACGTCAGTAGTGCCAGGCGGCCCCTCTGGTCCCTCGGGACCTGCGGGTCCCTCTGGGCCGGGATCGCCTTGCGGTCCGGGCGGGCCATCTGGCCCAATATCGCCGGGTGCACCGGGCGGGCCTTGGTTGCCAGTGTCGCCCTTTTCGCCCTGCGGTCCCGGTGGCCCTTCGTCGCCTTGATCACCTTTAGGCCCATCGCCGCCAGGGATGCCCTCAATACCCGTTGCCCCGGTTGGGCCGGTCGGTCCCTGCGGTCCCGCTGGTCCCGTTAATCCCTGCGGCCCCTGGGGACCCGTATTTCCCGTTACACCGGGCGGGCCTTGCGCACCTGTCGGGCCTTGACTCCCAGTCGGCCCTTGCTGCCCTGGCGGACCTCTCACTGCGCCCAAGTCGATCCACCCAGCCGGGAGCGCGGCAGTAGAGACGAAGCTCCACACATGGGTATTGCGATTATCGACCATGGCATCGCCAATAACCATTTGTCTATCGGCGGGCGGTCGGCCTAATCCGTCCCAGTTGGCCTCGATAAAGCCATCGGGCGGAAGCTCGAAGGGCTGACGATTTTCGAAGTCGCCCACTATGCGAGTCGTCACTCCATCTTCGCCCGCTGGCCCTAACGGTCCCTCTGGCCCTTGCGGTCCTGCGGGGCCTGGCGGTCCAGGTGGCCCTACCGTGCCCGCTTGGACATCGACCTCTATCACCGAGTCAGGGCCTATGGTCATTTGGCACCTCTGCGAAGGGCGGATTAGGAGGCAAAGGCAACGAGGCGTCGCATTTCATAAACCCGCTGAGAATGGTATAGCCGTCTGCCGCTAATGGGTTACGGCCGTAGAGGTCGAAGCGCCAGTAACGATTGCCAACCGCGATGCGCTGCGTATCGGCGCCCCCCATCGATAGCTGCACCCCATCGGGGAGCGGGCGAGTCTGAAACGGCACAATGGCGTTCTCTATGCGCACCTCAGCGCGCCATAGCCAGTCCGTCAGATCGGGGGGAGCTTGCCCGTCAACGCGCATTAAAACCGTTACCACGAAAGGGTTCCCGGCATAGCCGCGCATGCGAATAGGAGCCGGTCGGACATCGACCACGTTGCGGGTGCTGACTACGTAGGTCACGAGGTGTCCAATCCCGAGACGCCCAGCGTTCCGCCCGTTACCGAGGTAGACCGAATGACCACATCTGCGGGATTACCACCCGGACGACGGGCCTGGACGCGAATGCGCCCGGTCCCTCCTGAAAAAATAAAGTTGCAAGGTCCAATGGTTACACTCTGCACCGAGCCCGCCCACGCCGTTATCTCCGAAATGCGGGGACCGTGCATAGCGACCGGAGCAAGTTGGCCCTGCATCCAAACCTCGACGGTCCGATTCGTGCCACTCACGTTTTGAATAAGCAACGTGGCCACGGCCAGATGCCGACCGACTGGCACGTCCAGAAATAGCGGTGTATCGCGCTCGGCGTCAGTGATATTGAACGGAGCAGTTAGCAAAATCGATTGAAAGACTGCCGGGGTGCGGTCGTCCACGTACCTCTTTGTGGCGACCTCATTATCCGCGATGGGCGCCTGATAGGCCGAGCCCACATAAGCGCGGCGATTTTCCACGCGCAATCCCAGGAGCGCGTTAAGGGGAAAGGCGCCGCCGACGGTGCCGTCATCGGTATAGAAATCGATGGAGTTTCCTGTAGGGCCGTTTGAGTTATGTCGGGTGGCGATCCAATGCGGGTATTGGTTGGTGCCTCGATAACCGAACCGGATTTGCGGCCGACCGTCACTGGATGAGTTTGTGTCACCACCGTATAGCTCCAGCCGAGCAGGCTGATTACCCGAAGTTGAGCCCGACACAATAAGCGGCCCCGTCATGGTATCCCCGGCCTTGCGAACGCCATTGTTGGCGTCGAGAATATCCACCCGTCCGGTTCCGTCGTTTTGCTCAATACCCGGTTGGGTATTGGCGGTGTGTTTGCGAATGACGATGCCCGTGCCCAACTTCTTATAGATGGCGCAGCCCCCCATAAAGTACACGCCTCTATCGTCGGGAGTAAACGTCAGATTGCCACTCATGGAATCGCCCGCCTTGGCGACCCTATTCGTGTCACTCGGAACCTGCCAGTTAGCGGCGAAGTTAGTGCCCGACGTTTTCGTTAATACTTCACCCGCGCTCCCACCTGTAGGCACACCGGGACCAGCGGGGCCTTCCGGTCCCACCGGGCCTTGACCACCAGCCGGACCTTGCGCACCGGTTGGGCCTTGTGGCCCTTGCGGTCCTTCCGGCCCCACCACGTGACCGACGTTTATCCAGCCCGTCGGCGTGGTATTGGTCGAGACGAATGACCATAGCTCGCCAGTTGGTTCGTAAAGGAGCGACCACCCAAAGGTCATTTGCACACTTATGGCCGGTCGTCCCGTGCCGTCCCAGTTAATGGGGATAAGGCCATTCTGCGGAAGCTCGTCGGGCGTTCGTATCTGGCCAAACTCCCCGACAATAATGGTCGATTGGCCATTAGCCCCCGGTGGCCCATCCGGTCCGATTGGCCCTTCGACGCCTTGCGGTCCAGCCGGTCCCTCTGGGCCAGTGTCGCCGCGCGCCCCTGGATCACCCGGAAAGCCTTGTGGCCCTTGATCCCCGGTGTCACCCTGATCGCCCTTTTCCCCTTGCGGGCCAACGATATGACCAACGTCGAGCCAGCCGACATTGGAAAGAGATAGCCCGACGTAGATCCATAAGTCGCCGGTGCCGTCATACACCAGGCCCCAACCGATTTCCATTTGCAAATCAATCGGTGGTAGGCCGGGTCCTTCCCAATCGGCGGGGATCAATCCATCTATGGGCAAGTCGTCAGGGTCGCGAGAGAAATGGCCCACTATCACGACCGATGGCCCGACTGGGCCGGGCGGTCCTTCGGGGCCAGGGATATTAGGCCGACTATCGAGGTCGGCTAGCGTCTCCACGATTAGCTGGTGGGCCACCACGTGATCGGGAGCGCGCAGCGGTTGACCATAATCCCCAATGGGGATATCGGGGATCGGCCTTCGATCAATACGCCTAATAGTCACGCCGTATCCGCCTGCGTGGCTTCAACGGTGTTCCAATACAAGAGGTGATTTGGTCCCTGCACTAAGGGGTCCACCTCTGCTAATACCGTCCCCGGTCCCGCGTCCGTAAGTCCAAAGTCCTCTAGCACTTGCGTCGGTCCTTGCCACCAACCGAGACCGTTCTCTTGCCAGTCCCCGGCTACGTAGACAAGCTGCGGTAACGCGTTTTGAGTCGGTATTCGAAAGTCGATACAAAACTCATTGGCCGTACTTAGCCGGATTCGTAATCCGGCCCAGAAAGGGTTGCGGCTCCATGTGTTCTCGGCCACCACCACGACTTCCTGAGCTATGCCCGCGAAATAGAGCGACCAATCCACGGACACATCGAGAATCTGCCCGCCATTTCCCTGTAACAGTCGCATGACCATCGGGAACCGGCCATTACCGAGGCCCCCAAGAGTAATCCACTGCTTCCAGCCGGCAGTGCGGCCTACGTTGTTCGCCACATGGAAATGGCGCCGTATAGCCTGCGCTTCCAGATCAATAATGTGGTCTTTCGACCGCTGGTGGGACTCAATATGCATCGGCCCCAGAGGGTTATTTGGGCCACCAACCGGAATATCGCTCACACTTACTGCCCTCTCCCTGGGAACCCCGTTCCGGCTCCCTCTTCCATATAGGCGACTGGTTCGTACGCGACGCCACTACGGCGACCGCCACCGGGACCGGCGAAGTAAATCAAAGCCAGGTCCGACCCGTCCCACGTCCACATCTGCGCGCCCCACGTCGTTTGTGGGTCATCCCAGGTGGCGACGCGTATGCCGCTTTTTCGGAGACGGGTCGGCACTAGCTAAACCGCTTTCTTACAAGCGTCCGCGCTGCGGGCGATGCTGCTCGGGCGAATGCTCGGGCTCGGGCTCGGGCGGCGTCTCGGGTTCGACAGGAGGCGTCGTCTCGCCGCCACCGTTCCCGCCATTGTTGCCGGAACCGATAAAGGGCAGGTTCAAGGCCGTGATTCGACAAATGGCCTTGGGGTACCTAGCCAATACGACGGCCACATATCCCCATACGCCCAAGCGAATCGTTTGCGGCCCCAACACCTCTTCGTATCGGAACTGCATGGTGTTCGATTCGAGCAGGAGCAAATCGTCGGCCTTAACCACGTAGCTCTGGGCGTCGACGCCTGCCCACGAAGGAATCGCTTGCAGGCCAACAAGATTTCCAGCCACGTGGCCGTACACAATGGCCTCGCCCAGACCCCGAGCGTTATTAGGGCCTTGATAGCCGGTGACGACGAGCGGGCGACCAGCGGCGTCCTTGGTCTTGCAGATAATGCCCCACGTGATTTCTGAGCAAAAGAGCACATTGGGCGCACTGCGGCGATGGGTTCGCACCAATACCCCGGCATCGATTACCGCGTCGGGGAACTGGGCATCCGGGTCGCTGAGGTCGATAGAGACGTTACCGGCAATGCCACCGGCTGCCGGGGGGTTGACCAGCGCAGTAAATGCGGCGACGACCATTGTCTCGACGCTTTCGGCATATGCGCCCATGGCATCGCCAAATATCAGGCCGTCAACGGCCGGATTTGAGCCATCGAGCAACTGGCGGGAAACGTCGACCTTACCCGTTTTCGTGCGAGGCACCGTAACGAGCGGAGTCGCTTCGAAATCGCCATCCAGAGGCGGGACGTTCTCAGAGCTACCACCAACGGGCGGACCCTGGTCGCCAATCTTGGCGCCATTTGTCTGAATGCCGATGGTAATGGGGTTGGCGTCAGTAAGCGGGAGTCTGCGCAGGGTGTCAGCCCAAGGGCGCGCCCCGTGAGCGGCGGCAGCAAACTCGCTGAATAGCCAGTTGGGAGGCACGACGCCAGCGCCAAGGTTGGTATTGCTGGCCGCACGGATTTGCATATCGTGGCGCTCCAGCCGGGAACGAGCTTGAATGTTCCCGTTTATCTGGTCGTCATAGAGGTCGATAAAGAATGAATGGCGGTCGTCGGGGTCGGCCACTTCGTAGGGGTTGCGATAAAGCTCGGGCTCCGAGCGCACCCGAATAAGCGGGGTGCGTCCCCCACTGTCGCCGCCCGCGGTGGGCAGGGCAGTAATGTCGGGGATGTCGGTCAGGGCGGTCATGGCGGCGAAGCGCTTATCTTCGTCGGCACGAAGCTCGACCAGGCGGTCGGTCAGGGGCTCCATTTGCGAGCGAAGCTCGATCAGGTTGGCCTCTTCGATGTCGTTGGGCTGGCGCTTCTCTTCCGAGCAGCGCACCAATATGGCGTCGTAAGACTCGCTAAGTGAGCGATAGCGCTCCGCGAGCGTGTCCAGTAGGGCGTTGGGCATTCAGAGTCTCCACTTCCGCACTGGTCCGCTCTAACCGAAACGAACGAAGCAGCGCAACGGTTTTCCAGGTTGAGTCGGGGCTTCCGCTCTCTTGCCTGGAACCGGCCTACGCGCGGTGGGAGGCTAGGAAGGTGCGACTACTTCGGACTATATGCGCGCTTGGCGGCTTCGTCCAGTGCCATTTTCTCTCGCCGCCAAGGCTCCAATGGATCGGGCTCGTTCAATAGTTGCGCCCGTATGGCCATCACTTCGGCGTCCTCATAAATCGGCACGTCAGTCAGACACATATGATCCAGGCGAGCGTTACGTACCTCGTCTACGCCATCGCGACAGCGCACCGTTCCCCCCTCGGGCGAAGAGAACCCGACCGAGAGTCCAGTAACGAGCTTGTCACGTACCACCTCTAGGGCGGCGTCGGCCTCAGTGCTGCGCATCATCCGCCAGATACCCCACAACCCATCAGAGCGCTCTTCCAGATCAACGGTCTTTCCAATGGGGAAGTCGCCAGCCAGACGGCGACGATGCGACTGGTACATATTCACCCGATGGCTCTGACCGCTGCGCACCTGGCGAGAGAACGCGCCAAATGCGAAGCGCTCCCGTCGACCATTACCGAGGGCAGCGACGCGGTTATACGGGACGGCACGACCAATGAGCGTGCGGCCATCGCCCTCAGAGCGCACCTCCATATCGCTTATCTCAAACGCCCGAGTCTCGATACGTGGCCCCAATGGCTCTTCGTCCTCGTTCGTGCGTGAGCGCCCCGAGCCCGCAGTCCCCGCATATTCTCCCCGAGCGCCACCGATAGAGGGGTGCTCACGAGCGAGACGCTTGGCCTTGCTCATGGCCGTTTCACGCTGCGCCGCACTCAACGTGGACGCTTGCGGGATACGTGCGAGAGCATTGCGCAAGTGCGGGGCATCGATGCTACCGCCCGCATTATGCACGGGGAAATGGCGCAAGCTGCGGGGGATAGTCTTGCCCTCTCGATCCTTGTGGCCGCCAGGCTCGATAAGCAGGAAGGCCGTATCGGGCAGATCGTTTACATAGCGGGTATCCCAGTCAGCCATTTATGGCCTCCCTCCAATGGTGGCGGCGCCATTTGCAGATGTCGCCAGGTTAGGTGAGTCTGGCCCCCCTTGTCCGCCAGTTACTACGGGCTCTCGTGTCAGCCCTGCCGCCATAGCGGCGTCGTCTGCGAGGGCGTCAGCTATCGGGTCAAGCCCTTCTAGGCCGCGCACTTCGTCAGGCAAGATCCATTGCGATGTCGCCCCCGGACCACCGAGCGCCGTTTGGTAAGCCCGAAAGCGACTGAGGGTGTCAGTACGAAGATAGGCATCCATCTTCCACTCGCAGCGTTGCCCTCGCGGCAAAAGGCGCAGCGATACCGCTTGCTCTAGCAGCTTCGTCCAGGGCTCGACCGCATCATTTCGAGCCTGTATCTCTTCCATCTCGGCATTGCGATACGTGCCACTGCCCACTGAGGCGCCCAGCTTCGAAGGCGGGAGTCCCCACAATAGGGCAATATCTGTAAGGCTCATTTGCCGTGCTTCGATCATTTGGCTATTAACCGGCGTGAAGGCCAGAGGGGTAAAGTCGGTAAGCTCGTTCAATACGGCGGGCTCCGCTTTACCGGCGTACTTCGATATCCAGAGCTTTTTGGCGTCGTCTGCTTGCTCTTGCGTCACTTCGGGCCGATGGATTTTCAGCACGCCAGGTGGCACTCCCCCACCGGCAAAGTAGCTGGCGGCGTAATCCATCGTCGCTCGGGCTGCGGCGATGCCATCGGGCGCGGCGTCGAGCAAGCCCATCCCTAATGGGGAGCCGACCCGAGCCACGAAACTCTTTATATGCCAGATGCTCGACGGGTCGACAAACTTACCGCCTACGTACCAGCCCCCAATCGAGGGCTCGCTAGGGTCGCCCACCAATCGCACGGCGGCATGTAAGGGATGAATAGGCTTTAACACAGTCGGGTATCCGAGTCGGTCTATATCGACAACGAGATTTACCGAGTTACCGTAGAGCGTCAACGCCGACAGCACACCCGCCCAAAAGCCCATGCCCGTCTGGTTGATATCGGGTTGGCGCAGTACGCCAGGCTGAGGGTCAAGCTGGGTAGTGCCGCGCAGGGCGACAACGGGCAGCATGCCTATTGTCCCGCTCACGTAGTTATGACCACGCCAAAAGGCGGGGACAGCCAGGGCCTCATTCTCATTTGGCGCCTTTAGCACGCGGCCATACGGGTGAAACATATTTTGCATGGTCTGCGTTCCGGCCCACGGGTTGTCGACCTCGCCGCCTGATGGGACCTGCACCGAGCGCAAGTGAAGCAGGGAGCCCAGTCCCATTTAGTGGCCCAAGTCTTGCTGTTGGCCTATCTCGGCCACAGTGCCAATGGCTACAAGCCCGATTCCACCGACGAACACCCCCGCCCACGTCGATAGCAATCCGAAGCCTACGGCCATGGCCACGACACCGGCTAGCTGCGTCAGCACTGGCAGCCATCGTCGCGCACGTTTGGTTTGGTGTCCAGTGGCTATTGAGTCCATTGCCGCCTCACAATATCTGAAACTGGCCACGCCCAGCTTTAACCAGGCCCCAATGGGCCAGCGTCACTGCCACGAGAGGGGATATATCCCCGCCCGTCTTGCGCGCCCACGCCCACGAGTCGCCCAAGGGTCGCTTGCGGGCATCGACCACGGCGACGTTGAGGATGGGTTGATCCAGGTGGCGCACCTGGCCGTCGCGGATAGCGTCATAAATCAACCCGCACGCTTGCGCATAGTCCCGAGTCGATAGCGTTTCAGTCTTGACGCCGACTGCAGCTAGATCGATCAAGAGCGACGCGGCAGGCCCAGCGGGATCGATGACGACGGGCCAGGGTTGCCAACGTTGGTACAGATGGCGCAAGCGCTCGACCACCCATTCGGTGCCTGGTCGATGGTCAACGATTTCTATATGGCGAGTGCGGTCGGCTTTCCAACCGGCCACCCCTATCGACGCCCACGCTCGATCAGGCGTTACATCTAAAGCGAAACACGGCGTACCGCTTAGCTGCGATGTGGGCTCGCGACAACCGTGCCAGAGAGCGGGGGGAATCACGACAAGGCCAGCAGGAGCCCGCCGATTTAGATAGGCCCGAGCGAAGTCGGCCGGGTCCAGGCTGTCATGGTCGGCGCGGATAACGTCGATTTCGACGGTATGGCCCAGTGCGGGCATGCAACCCCACCACGTCTCTTCGTCGTCAGGGTCCTCGTCCTCCCCGGCCGCCCATTCGAAATAGCAAACACCTGTTCGGTTGTCGTTCTCGACTCGGGCTCGGCCGTCTGCGGTGCGGTCGTTGAGGAACAAGCTCTCGTCGGTGCCCTCGGTCGAGCACACCCACACCTGAGCAGCGGGGCGCGTCATCATCGCCGGTCGGAATGCTTGCATTAGGCGTTCGTCTTTTTGCGCCCAGGCTTCGTCAATCATCCCGAGGTCAAGATAAAAGCCGTGCCCGCTGGTCTCTCCGCTGGCAGTAATACCGATGGTCGAGCCAGTGGCAGGGACGATAATGCGCTCTAGGCCGGTCTGGCGACGCACGTCTAGGGCGTCTCGGAGCGGGGTAGCGAGCAGAAAATCGGCCTGCTCTTCCCACTTTAAGCGACTGTTATTGCGATCCTGAGCGGTGTATATGCATCGCTGCCCAGGCCCCCAGTAGAGGCACCGATCCAGTTCCATCACTAGCTGCAGCGTGGTTTTACCGCTCTGGCGCGGCACTTTCACTCGCACTTCACGATAGGCAGGCAGCCCATTCGGTAGAAGCTCGCTGGCCACGTTGATCACCTGGCGCTGCCAGGGCATTAGCGGCAGGTTTACGACTCGGGCCAGCTTCGCAATGCGCTTACCGAGACTGACGCGCTCAGGCGTCCTCGGCGTCGCCCACCGCGGAGGACAAGCTCGCGAGGAGGGTGGCAAGGGCGTCGTTATCGTCGTCATGGCCTCTCAGCAACTTTAGGGCCTGCAGTTGGACACGAGCGAGCGACGCCAACGCAGCGGGCGATTCTTCTGGCTCTATTCGATCCATAGCACTTGATATGGTGCGAGTCAAGGCCAACACCGCTTCGTCTACGGGCTCGATTCGGCCTAACGAACGTAGAGCGGCGATAGTGCGCTCTACGCTGCGTTGATTCCGATAATGGCGCTTGACGGCAGGGACGGCGGGCGCCTCGTTATCGAAGAGGTGCAAGTCACGAGCGAGCGCACGTATGGCGACTGCGTTCGCCTGCTTGATCATGTGGGCGGGGTTGCGCACGATTCCCTTGGCGCCCTGCACGACGGGGCCGGTCTTATCCAGCATGGACTGGGCGCTCTGAAAGTCGGCCACGGCGCAGGCGTAGACGGTCAGGGCGTCGGGGTCGGCGTTGGGCGACTGCAGCGCAGTACGCAGCCAGACTTTCCGAGCTTCGCTGCTCAGCCACTCGGGGGGAATGCGCTCGCTGCGTTTCGGCTCTATGTCCATATCTCGTCACCATATACGCCGAAATGGCGGATCGGAACCACTTTGTGCCATCGAATGTTTGTTCGGTCGCACAAAAAAGGGGCGCACGAGGTTTCAGAGGGAGCCCCATCGGAGAACGCAGTGGGGGTCCTAGAGCCCCCCGTCCGTGCTCTCTGCGTGCCCGTAGCGCCCCGTAAGCGCCCGAGTGCTCCCCTAGTGCGTCTGCAGCCCTAGAAGGGCGGAGAAGGGCGCTGAGAGCGCCCCTCAGACTGCGCTACCAAGCTCGTGAGCGATGCCCGATGCGCTTCGCTCTACGTAGCTCGTTCGTGATGGCAGCCCCACCGCGGAAGTTGTGCACTGCGCACGACGCTCGCAGGTTCTCTATATCGTTCGTCCCACCCTTATTCACCGGCAGTATGTGGTCGCACGTAGTCGCTCTACTCACGCAGCC